GAAAAAATTTATTAAATGATTCATGTTGATTGCCTTGTATTTCAATTGCTATCCTTTTTGTTGCATTTAATATATCAACTTTAAGCATTGTTCCATAAACAGGAAATTCTTCATAAACAATATTATTCTTCCAATAGGGGTAAAAGAATTGTTTAAATTTAAACTGAAGTTTACTGCGACTTTTACCTTGCCAATCTATAAGATTTTTTCTTACATTTTTATTAACGAGCTTGCCGTTAATATTTAATAGTCTCATGACGCAAGAGTATTTATAAATTTGGTATAAAAATAATCTACAATCCCTTTATTTTCTTCAAGATATAATCTAAGGTTATCTATTCCTTGATGTTGTTTTTTAAGTTCTAAATTTACTTTTTTAAGCTCTTCTACGATTTCGTCTGTAAATGTTACCCATGCTCCTTTTGCGGTTGCAAACTCCCAAGATAATATTTGATCTATTACCTCGTACTCTCTCCATACAGAGGAACCATCTTTACGACCATATTTAATAGGATATTGGACCTTTGAATTGGTTGATTCATTTGTTGACTTTTTAATTATGATCTTAACGTTATGTCCAATAATCTTATTCTTAACTGGATCATATTTGTCATTTGGTTTTTCAAGAATAAGGTCTTTATTAAACTTTGGTTCAAACTCAAGAATCCAGTTGGCAAAATGCAATAATGCATTTCCACCAGTTGCAGTGGTTTGACGAATATCTTTATTCGCGGCATAAGGGTCAAGCTTAATATCAGACCTAACTTGACTAATGAAAATCGCCATATGTCCTCGCTTAGAAAGAGCTAAAGAAATCTTTTTCATTAACATTGATGATATTACTGCTCCTCCAGCAACCTTTGTTGCCTCTGTCATGCTTTTTTGAGAATCGCCTTTAGTCATCAATCCGTCAACTGAATCAAGAATAAATATATATCTTTTATCTTCATCATTAGATTGAATCAGATCTTTCATTAATTCTGAAACAGTTTCAAAAATATTACATTCAAATACAAAACAAGTTCCATCAACCCACTCTTTGGGGTCTGTTACAAACTTAATTCCAGAGCGTTCTTTAATTTCTTTGCTTAATCTTCCTTCCGCTTTAAAGAGCAACGCTCTAGAGCTTTTAACTGATTTAAGAAAATTCTTAGTTACTTCAAGCGCTTCTGAAGTTTTACCGCCTTCATTCATTCCAATAAATCTATGTAGTCCTGGGCATAAACCACCACTTGTAGCGATATCCAGGTTCAAGCTACCAGTTGATACTTTATAATAAACTTCATCTTCAAAATTATAATGATCGTCTTTATTGTCTTTTAAAAATGATAATAATCTATCTGATGCGCTTGGACCAGATGATTCAACAATTTCTTCTTTAGGTTTTCTTCCCATATCTTATAAATTCTAGCAGAGTTTTAGGCTTTTGGCAAATCTTTTTATCATAATCAATTTTATTTTGTTCTAAAACTATTTCTTTTTATTCAAATTTAAATTAAAGTTTTCGTATTCCTTTAATAAGAAAGCTTTGCCTTCTGCTTTTAAGAACCATGCTAAAGATGGAGGCGGGCTACCGAGTTCCTTTAGGTTGTCCCAAAAATCAAAAGAATTAAATTTTTTAATAAGTCTTTGGGCTATTTTGATTTCTCTTGGCCAACTAATATTTCCTTTTATATATTTTTTAACTATTAATTGGCAAAGTTTATGATTTGAAATTTTCAATATCACATTCTACCATCTTTTTTACTAGATTGTCAAATGAAATTTTTGGTTTCCATCCAAGCTCTTTTCTGGCTTTATCTGAGTTGCCTAACAATAATTCTACTTCTGCTGGTCTATAGAATTTAGGATTAACCTGTACTAGTATTTTATTTTCACTTGATACATACATTGCGTGTTCATTTTCACCTATCCATTTACCATTAATTCCAGCTACAGCAAAAGCCTTTTCCACAAACTCTTTGATAGTATGAGTTTCGTTAGAAGAAAATACATATTCTTGAGGTATCATATTATAACTATGATTGTAATAGTCTTGATTTAACATCATCCATACGCCTTCTATAAAATCTTCGGCATCGCTCCAATCTCTTTTAGCTTCCATGTTGCCAAGTTCAAGCGGTTTGAATTCTTCGTTATTTTTTAAAGCATTAAAAATTCTTGCTATATTTTTAGTTATTTTTCTTGTTACAAACTCTTCACCTCTGCGAGTTCCTTCGTGATTAAATAACCATCCTTGAATTGCATAAAGATTATAAGAATCTCTATATACTTTAATCAGCTGTCTAGAAGCAGCTTTACTTGCTCCGTATGGGCTTCTTGGTCTTAATGGATGGTTTTCATCTTGTGGGCTATACAGTACATTTCCAAATTCTTCGCTCGATCCAGCTTGATATAGCCTACAGGATGGTTTATAAAGCCTAACAGCTTCTAGTATATCTAAAACGCTAGTTGAGTTTGTTGCCCAAGTTTGTTTTGCGAAATCCCAACTACTAGCCACAAAACTTTGAGCTGCGAAATTTATAAAATAATCTGGTTGAAGTTTTTCAACTGTTCTAGCTATAGCATGAGAATCTGTAAGATCAAAATTAATTAAATGAAATCTGTCAGATTGAATATGTTTGATATTTTCATGATTGTATACGCTTAATCTTCTAACTCCTCCAAAGATTAATAAATCTGTATTCTTTAAAAGAAAGTCCACCATGTGACTTCCATCTTGCCCAGTAACTCCAGTTATAACAACTGTTTTTCTTCCTTTTATAAGTTTACTTGCGTCTTCAATATTTAAAATATTGGCAGTATCTATTTTTTTGCCATAATAAGTCTCTTGAAAGTTGTTGCTCATATTAGAGTAGATTTTTTATTTGCTCTTCCCAGTTGTTAGTAGGCTCCAGATCTACATGTAAAATTTTAGATCCAGATAAATTTTTAAGCCAAGAATCTTCTCCCCATATTTGTCTATTATTAAAATACAGTCCTCTACCTATCATTATGTTTTTCCCTCCGAAATAACTGGCTAGAATAGCGTTTCCACCAGCAGAAGATATATGCAAATCGCTTTGAGCATGCATCAAACATTGCGCCAAGTTAAAATTTATTTTCAAATGATGCATTAAATCTTGGATAAAGATAAATTCAGAACAATTTTTTTGTACAACTTCAAAATCATTACTCTTTTCTATTACGCTTCCATCATTACAAAATCCATTTTCATTTCCTAGCGCTCTAATATAACCTATGGCGTATTTGTTATCAAGAATTTTTAATAATCTTTCTAATTCATCGCTATAGAAACAGTTAATTGGCCTTCCTGACCATTCATCTGTTAATTTATTGTTTATAATTAATAATGGTTTAGTTAAATTAAATTTAATTTTATCTTTATAGAAATTTTTTAATGGTGGAGGAGTCCAATATGGACTTATAGATTTATATTCTTTTTCATAAATGGCATTTCCTAAGTAAGGGGGTGATCCACCCAAAGTACCCATTTGACATCCAGAAGAGATTAAATATTTATCATTTGGTAAAAAAAATAGATATGGTTCAGAACCCTCGAATGAAACTACATGTTCCAAATGGTTCTTTATGAATAGTCCATAAATTACTGGTAAAGCTTCTGCTACGAACCAAGAAAATTCTGAATGTCCAATCCAATGATATTTGTCTTGATTGACAGATAAATATCTAAGTATATGGCCTGTGGCTGGTTGAAATATTTCTTTGCCACTTAAATAAGTAAAATCTGAATCATCTGTTCCTTTTGCAGCTACAAAACCAGCAACACTCGCTAATTTTTTAGCTTCATCTGAAGGAATAAATTTGACCTTATCTTTCAATTCCGCCAAAGAATGAATCATTTTAATATTGATTAACTACTGAAACAATTTTATCTCTATCTTCTTTAGTCAACCACCATCCAACTGGTATATTCATTAATCTTGATTCAAAATAATCCATTCCTGATAATTCAGTTTTAAAATCTTTAAATACGCTATATTGGTCATTTCTAACGTGAACATAATCTGATCCTATACCATTTTCAGATAAATATTTTTGAAAATGAGTTCTGTCTTCTACTAGAAGAGAGTACATCCAATATGCTGATTGAGAATATTCATTTTGAGGAATTTTTTGTATTTTTGGATTGTTTATATTTTGATTATAATAAATACCATTTTCTATATGCTTATTGATTAAATCGTCAATATATTTTAATTGCTCTAATCCAATCGCGGCATTTAAGTTATTCATATGATATTTAAATCCGCTTTCTGGAATGTCTTGAGTCCATCTTTGCATGCCTTTGATTCCTCTGTCTAATCCAAACCATCTTAATTTTCTAATTCTAACTGCATCATCTTTTGATTTGCATGCAATTGCTCCACCGTCTGCTGTCGTTAAATGCTTAATGGCTTGAAAAGAAAAGCAAACAAAATCGCTATGATTCCCTATTCTCTTCCCTTTGTATTCTGCCCTTAAAGCGTGCGCTGCGTCTTCTACTACCTTTATCGAATGTCTTTTTGCAATTTCATGTATCTCATCTAATTCTACTGGTAATCCAGCCCAATGGACAACCAGAATCGCTTTTGTTTTTGGAGTGATTTTTCTTTCAATATCTTTGACATCAATATTTCCATTTTCTTTGTTAACATCTGCGAAAACTAGCTTTGCTCCTAAATTAAAAAATGGTTCATTTGTAGCCATACAAGTCATAGCGGTTGTAATGACTTCATCTCCAGGTTTTATCCCTATAACATGCGCAGCCAAAGCTAAGGCTGATGTACAGCTATTAACAAGGCACATATTTTCATTTCCAATGAATTTGCCAAATTCTAATTCAAATCTGTCCGAATACTCTCCTTCTGTTAGGAATCCTGAGTCAAAAACTTGTTCCAGTACTTGACCAATGTTTTTAGGTTTATGTAGTTTAAATAATGGTATCATTTGCTTATATTACAAAAATATTGTTTATTAAATTTTTTATTTTCATACTCAATATTATGGTCTATTTCAAATTGAAAATCTAATAATTTTAATTTTAAATTATTGTCCTTACAATAATTTTCTAAATATTGAATTGGAAGTTCAACAACGTGATAATACGATGCGCTTGGATCTTTAGAATATAAATTATAACTATCTCCTTTAAATATAGAAAAACCAAATTCTCCACCATTCTCAAATAATGGTTTACATTTATTTAGTAATTGAACTATGTCTTCCCAAGCTAAATGAGTTAATACGCTTCCAGCAATCATACAATCAACTTTATCTATAATATATTCTAAATTAGAAATATGCCCAATATACTTTTGTTGACTATCAAAATCTTTATTTTCGGCACTATGCATAATATCTAAACCGTAATATTTAGATTGTGGATATCTATTCAAAAGAGTTATCGCTAAAGTTCCAGGATTTCCACATCCATAATCAATTAATTTAACATCATTTTTTAATTTATCTTTTGCTGAATATAACAGCATGCTTTCCCATATATGTCTATTTTTTGGTTCAATAGGAGGCACGCCATTTCTGGTGGTATGCTCTACAGAACTATCAATAAACTCTTGGACCGAAAGATTCATTTATTAAAATGATTTTATGTAATCAAACATTTTATGAATTCCATCTTCAAGTTTGATTTTTGGTTTAAATTTTGTAATTTTAATTGTTTTAGATATATCTGGACATCTTCTAAGAGGTTCGTCCGAGGGGTAAGCGTTTGGATATGGAATTAATTTGCCTTTATTCTTACTACCTAAAGCTTTGTAAAATAAATTAGCCAATTTTATCATTGATATTTCTGGATTAGGATTTCCTATATTATAGCATTCTCCATTTTTACCATTCAGTAATATTTTCAAAAACATAACCATTGAGTCTGCAATATAGCAAAATGTTCTTGTTTGCTTTCCATCTCCATAAATTTTAATAGGTTCATTTTTTATAAAACTTTTAACAAAATTAGGAAGAACTCTTTTATCATTTACATCCATAAATGGACCATATATATTAAATGGCCTTACTGTTTTAATTGGAGTTTTAAACTTATTAAAATAAACATAACCTAATGTTTCTAGGACTTGTTTTCCTATATCATAACAGCTTCTATTACTTGTGGTTGGGATAGATCCTATATAAGTTTCTTTTGTTGGAATTGCATCTTTCCTTGGAGTTCCATAAACTTCGCTAGAAGAGAATAGCATGATGCTTTCTATCTTATATTTAAAAGATAAATCTAATATGTTTTTCGTTCCTAAGTAAGACACATCCAGAGTTTCTACTGGAAATTTTTGATATTTTTCTGGACTTGCTATTCCTGCGCAATTTAATATATAATCTATATTTTTAATATTATTTTCATTTAGCTCTTGATCGAATGGTTTGGTAATGTCTATTTTTATAGATTTATGAGTAATATTATTATCATTTACTATGTGCGATTCTAAGCATATTACCTTTAGAGTATTATTTAAATATTTTTCATTCAAATAATCAAATATCTGCACGAACCATCTACCTAGAAAACCACCGCTTCCAGTAATTAAAATTGTTTTATTCTTAAATTTAGATATATCTTTTTTACCTAAATTCTCTACAATATATTTTAAATCAGATTCTAAATTCATAAAATTGATCTTTTCATTTTAATACTTATTCCTCTTTCCAGATTATATCTATTTATTTCAAAAAAGCCAAGCTTTTTATATAAGTTGTAAGCTCTTTCATTGGATTCGAATACTTCAAGATATAAATCTCTTGCCCCATATTCTTCTTTAAGAATCTCAAAAAACATTTGGTATCCCTCTTTAGCGTGCCCCTTACCTCTGTGTTTAATATTTATATCAGCCCCAATATATAGTTCATTATGTTCATTTATGCTTGTTCTAAAATATCCAATTTTTTCATTATTTAATTCAAATATATAAAAGTTCGGATTCTTTGATTTAAACCAATCTAAGCTTTGATCATAAGTATAATAGGAATTATCATGAAGAAATTCTCTACATTCATTTCTGGTTTGATTAAAGAATGCTACATCACATTCTTGCATTTTCCTTAGTCTAAACATTAGTTAAAATCCTTGCTTCATGCTTGACATGAAATTTTTTTGAATAATTAAAAACTTCTTCTCTGTCTAGATTGCCAACTTTTTCTATAGCGTTTAATAGTTCATCTCCAGAATTTATTCTTAACCCTCCTGTGCCAACAATTTCTGGATTAGCTCCATTAAAATTTGTTATTACTGGAGTACCTTTAGTCATAGCTTCTACGCTTGTTCGTCCATACGCTTCATTCATACTTGATAATTGAACTAGACATTTTGCGTTTTTAAAAACTTTCGTATGTTGATCTCCTCTTTTTAGCATGCCTCCATAATATATATTTTTATTATCTTTAACAGAACTTAAAACTAGTTCTTCTATTGGAGGATTTCCACATCCATAAATAACGAATTTTTTTTCTTTAAAATAATTAGCTAACTCAATAAATATATTAAGCCCCTTAGCCTCCCATCCCCAACCAAAACTTCCTACCCATAAATAATAATCTTCTGGTTTTAAATTCAAATCATATTCTTGATCAGAAAATCCTGTATAACACCAAAACGAACATTTTTTATCATCTTCTGATCTTACCCAAGTGTTGTATTGATTTTGCGAAATGAATCTATAGTTTAGATTAGGCTTATAGATTAGCTCTTTATTCTTGTCTCCACTATCATGTCTAGTTGTTATTAACTTACAATTTTTTAGATTTTGATCATTAAGAAGTTCTTCTTGCTGTGTTAAAACTAAATCTGGTTTCTCTGAAGACACCACTTCATTTACTGCTTGCTCATAAGTTTTATCATTTTTGATGTCGTCTTCTTTTGGAAAAAAATCTGCCTCAATTATTTTGAATGGGTAATTGATGTCGTTTTTATATTTTCTTTTAGGGCAAATTACAAAAAAATCTTTACCTGCTTGATGTAGTCCAACAGCTAAGTTTTCAACGCAGGATTGAGTTCCTCCATTCCCATAATGTGGGAAAATATTTTTTGTGTCATTAGAAATTAAAGCTATTTTCATTATAAACCAAAAGTTTGTAAGATTGAAGTTTTATTATGAAGCTCTTCTTCTGAGCAAGACTCTGCTTCTTGCATGCGAACCGCTCCAACATTCGAAGTGTGTTGCGCTGTTTGTCTGAATTGCCATTGATCTGTATTGTAATCATGGGATGTTACCATAGCCATATTTTCATCTATAAATCTATATGGTTTATGCTTCACTTGTCCATGACCAATAAAAATTGGAGTATCCATTGTAGATGTATAACTATTTAAATTTTGTGGAATTTTTGCAGCAAAAAATGGTCCAGATGGAGAATAATATCTCTTTATTTCAAAAGTATTAACATTTATAAAATAACCTTTGCTCATCATTACATATTCTATATCTGGATTACTAATGAATGTTTCTTTAAACTTAATAATTGCATCATTTCTATACATATCATCTGAATCCATTCTAGCTATAATATTATTTGTTGTGTCAAGCTTATTCTCAATTAAGGTATTTTTTAATAAAACCAATTTTTCATCATTTAAGGCGTTGAATAGGCTAGATGTATAGTCGTAGTTAATCTCGTCAATTTCTAGGATGTACTTGTAATTTTTATCTAGCTGATTACAAACGCTTTTATATGTAAAATTCTTCCATATATTAAATCTATTATCTATCCATGCTTTTTCGATAACATGAGGATACATGGAATTTCTGCCTCTTACATTAAAGCAAGACCAAAAATAAAAATTAAAGTCGTTCATATAATACTATTATAATAGTTAGTTT